CCCGCGATAACGCCATAAATAAAGGTTAAACCAGCAAGCGGTATAATAATCTCTATCATTTACTCCACCTCCTCTATCCACGGTAAAAAAATAGAACAATTCCCCTCAATTTCCTCTTTGCAATACATGCACCTGAAAATTTTACCAACTTCATTTTTTGGTATCGACAAACAATTATCGCAATTGCTACACCGCCATATATTTTGTCCTTCCTGCCACAAAACAGCCACTTACTACCACCCCCGTTATGTTGGTACTATTCATACTGTTGCCTCCTTCACTTTGGTGAGTGCCTGTTCTATTTCGCAATCCGAACAAGTTTTTTTATTGCACTCAGGATGGCATAGTTCTTCACATGCATATTTTAACGCCTTATACATTTCAGGTGCGGCCTTGACTAAGTTTGCATTAGCATCTGCGTTTTTATTGTTGCCATACCAACAAGTAATAATAGCCTTTCCTTCATCGTTAATAATATCCACCCATCCAGTGCTGTCTTCTGGCTTGCGTGTCTTCCACGCTCCAGACGTAAAGTTAGCCATTATCTAATCATCTCCTCTCCAGTTCTTCTGAGATTGGAAAGCCATGTTCATGGATATTGCCGATAACTACTCCATCAAGTTTTGCAGGAACATTCGTGGAGAACTTATCTGCTCGATAACCCACATCACCGTTAATAAACAACCAACCTATATGGTCTACGGTTACATGATATTGTATCCCGTACTTATCTCTAAACCAATCCCCTTCATAAATCTTTACACCTTTTTTATCAAGTAGACCAGTACATTGTCCCACGGTGTCAGGGTCAACCCTAAACGCATCCAGATTTAAACTAAAAATATAATGAGCTATCTGAGACTTTACACATCCACCAAAAATCCATTTTCCTGTGAGCCAGTGTTTACCTCGAAACTTAATATTTCCCATGGTTATATTCTCCTTTCTTGGGGAGTGCGTAAACCAGGTATAAACCCGTTTATCATAGCCACATCTTCCTCTGTAAATTCCTCGAGTTCGTCCATATCATATCTTTCATCCCGTGCATCACTCTTTGTCATTATTTACCATCCCTTCATAGCGTTCTTGTAGTAGTTGTTCTTTTAACAATTTGTTACAAACCTGTTCTCCCACTGGGTCTGGGTATGCAACGGGTCTTTCCGATATCTTTGCTATCTCTATTGGAGGCATAAACATATCCATCAAGTCCATTAGCCTCATTTAAACACCTCCTCATCTACATAGTGTATAACGTCATGGTCAGTGATATAATCAATCAGGCCATCCGTTACACACTCGACCTTATAACTGTCTGCATAAACCTCCAGCACTCGGAATATGCGACCCTTTGCCATGAAAAAGTAATCTCCAGTCATCATACAGACACCTCCAGCTTATTTTTTAATTCTTGTTGCGGTGTGGGTTGCATAAAATACAACCCCACCATAGCTACAATGGGAAATAAACCTCCCACCACAAACCACAACCACCCAGTGCCCCCCTTGTGGAGGGCAAGGCGGTAGCTGATATAACCGAAGATTAGGAATTCCATATTTACACCTCCTTTATTTTAATAATCCACTTTCAGGCTCTACATCATACTTAAACCAACTGCCTATAACCTCTTCTTCTGTCGTGTTAAGGTAGTTAATTTCACTCCACTTGACTTGTTTATAAATTTCACCGTCCAAAAGGAGAGTCAGGTGTTCATCATCTCTGAAGACACCATATATCGGATTGATTTGCTTGCGATTTTTCATTGCAACATACCTCCCATAACATCGTGGACAATATATATCCCGATTAATATATTAGCGAGAATAACTATGCTGATTAACCCAGGAAGGGTTCTTAAGAGTGTATACATTGCGACACCCCCTCATTGAAGCGATGGTGTAGGTCCTTTAATATTTCATGGTCATCAACCCTGATTCCTAAGACGACACCTTCAGCTACCTCTCCGAGCACAAGACCGTGTCTATTGCTGAAGAATTGGCCCTCGTAGACATCCACCCACTGGTCATTGAACACCAGTGTCCCCATGTCATCCGCAAAGATATTGCCAATCTCATCCACAAAGATTCTCCCTTTTAAACTACCAACATCGATGGTATAAGCAGTCTTGAAGTATTCCTTATCATCTGCTTCAATTACCCGTTCCCAAATCTCGATGAGACCGAGTGGTGCGAGTTCTTTTTTCTCGCTGTCGATGCGTCCGTGTGTAATCTGGGTGCCAAAGATTTTTTCCAATTCGCTGATGGTTTTCTTGTGTGTGAAGTTAATCTTAAAAATCCAATGGCTGTTGGTAATCAAATACCCACCTTCATATTCTTGCACTGCTAACGTGGTAATGTTATCTGCTTTCTTACGAACCGCCTCTTTGACCAACTTGACAAGCTTCTTATCATCTAACATTATGCTACCTCCTTAAAATTAGTGTCTTCCAAGATATCCTCAATCGTGTAAAATCCCCAGCAGGAGTCTATCTCCTTACCGTCTTCATACAGAATGTAACCGTAGACCTCGCCTCTCAGGTAGGCATCAAATACCTTTACCTCGTTCTGCAGATACTCCAGCACCTGCCTCTCACGTTGTTTGGATATACGCTTGTAGCCCAACCATTCACGGGCTTTGGCCCTGGAGACATATATCCAACCAAGTTGTCCCGAATCCCATGGGCAATCGAAGGGATAGTGCCTGTTAGTGCTTACAGACAGTCCGCTGTGGTCATAGAGATAAACAGGCAGTGCTATAGCATCTCCGAGTTCACCTTTTTTCCAGTCTGTCCAGTTGGTGTAGTCATCCACGTTCCACGCTTCTTCCTCCCCTAATACATACCTGCGGTGCCCGTAAACCAAGGTGCCGAGGTTGTCATCCTCTCTTGGAGAAGAGGGGAGTTCATCTAAAAAAATCTCCAGTGTGCGTTTACCCTTTGCATAGCTTTCCAATAACATTTTATTACCTCCTTATTTTTTGAGTTTAAACCTCACCTATAGCATCAAGGATAATTTCCTTGGCTACATCCGTATCATACGGTATGCTTATCCCCAACCGTTCCTCAAAACTCTCCTTACTGACTGTAAACTTGGTCCCCTTATAATGGACTATCACGTTACGACCAACAAACTGAATAGACATAAGATATACCTCCTTAATTTTATTGTGTGAGCCAAGGCTCAGTAGAAGGGGCCGACTGATAGCCGACCCCCAATCCTCAACCTACTCACACACCGAGTAGCTGGACAACTAGTTCATTCCAGGCATTTTCAAATTCACTTGTGCGGTCACCGTAGCCAGTTTTTTGGTGCAAGCGTTCGTGAATGACTACATGGACTGCGGCCTTTTTATTTCGCAAGGCATCTCTGGCGATATTAATTTTGTTACTATCTCTTTGCCAGGTTCCTTGAGCGGTCTGGTTGGGGTCCATGGGATTAAGTTGGATTTGGTCTACTACCTGCAGGTTTTCGGGTTTCCCGAGGTGGATGGTGGCGAGAGCAATTGCAGTATCCAAATTTTCCTGTTCCTCTTCAGTGAGCTTGGTAACAACCTTCGATGCACACTTTTTTGCCGCATCCTCTGCAGTAGGTAGCCCAAGTTCCCTCCATACGGTAATCCATCCGAAGGGCAATTTGATTACGTGATATCCGTTATGAGCTAGTTGTTGGTCAATCTGGTCATACTGAGAGGAGAGGACAGCGTTCTTGCCGACTGTTTCAACAAAGGCTTTGTGCCATACCTTCTTACTTTCCTCGGTGAAAGCATATGGACTGGGACTTTCCGCAACCTCCCACTTGTCACTGCCATCGAAAAGGTGCTCTACAACTTTTTTGACAGCTTCTTTATCAGTTACCTTGGCAAGGTGTATCCTCATGTGGGGATTGATTTTCTGTAAATCCACCACAGAGCGGTCTCTGTTTATCCCATCTCTGCCCGTAACATGATATCCGAATAAGCTATTTAGTGCGGTATAAACCAAGGTCCCGTTCACCCAGATTTCCCCTGCAACATTGGACACGTTTTCAGACACCATCTTTAAGGAGCCATTAGCCCTGCGGAACTCCACGAAATACCACTTTCCAGCATCCCATTGTTCCCTCTCGCAATCGAATCGGATTTGGGTGCCATCTGGAGTCTTAACCTCCCGAATATCTAAGACTAAGACATCTGTGCCATAGTCTTCATCGTATGCGATGCGTGGGGTGATTTGCTTGCCTCGGGTCTTGATGGCAATGTGTTTGCCTTCCCGTGCGAAAACAAGAAGGGCAATCTTTAACCCTTCTCCGAACTGTCCTCTACTCGAGTCTTGTTTTTCTGAGATGCCGACAGCAAGGTGCCTCGGCTCCAACCCAGGACCTGTATCCTGTATACTCCCCTTACCATTCCTCCAGTCGTAACGAGTGCTACAACCAAACTCCTGTTTACTATCGAGGGCATTCTGGAATAACTCCCGAATGGCCTCTTCCAGTGTCCAGTTCTTTACATAGTGGGGACTGATACCCGTCTTTAAAGTTCTCACATTAAACCCTCCTAAAGTTTGATATACTCACACATTGGGTAAAAAAATACTACTTTTCGAAGTTGACTGTCGTGTATGTTCCACAAGTGCAGACATACTGGGCAATTAAGACTTCTTCATCGTTATCCAGAGAAATCAGGTCCGCAATATTTATTTCCTTACAGCAGATACCGCAAAACAATTTAAATCCGAGTTCCATGATAAACCCTCCTTTTTGAGTTTAATCCTCAAGAACAAAAGGCTCCCCACAAAGATTACAGGAAGCATCCAGTTCTGTCGCACACCTTAAAATTGTGCATCCGCAATAGTATTTTTGCATTTTGGTAGGCTTCTTTTGTTTGGTTTCTTGACGGAGTCTAAAGGTATTAAAGGCTTCAGGGTCAGCACCCTGTCTGCCCAACCAGTTCTTTAAATTATCTCCCAAGCTTGTGTAGGCAAAACCGTGTTTGCCCTTTTCGACTATGAGCCCGACACCCTCTGCACGCACCATAAACCGCTTGTTATGGTAACCATTGCTACCGCTAACATCCTTGACGGCCTCCTCTGAGTTGGCAAGATGCACCATCTCATGGATGAGAGTGGATGCAATCTCCTCAAAGGAGCGGTCCAGGTGTTCTGCACTTAAGTTAATCTCGTGGTAACGGGTTTCACCGTTCTTCCAAACCTTATCTGTGGTAAACCATCCTACAGCATTCTTCCTGCCCTTAGACTGGATGGTGATTTCAGCGTGGGGCAGTTGGTCCTCAAATAAATCTCGATTGGCACGGACATACAAATCATTAAGTTCCTTAATAGCTTCCTGAACTCCCATGACTACGCCTCCTCTCTTAGTCTGTTAAGTGCATCGGCAATATCCCTGGGGTTTTCCAGGTAGTCTCTGACAACCCTGCCATCCTCTGTTTCGATGACATAAGGGCCAATAGGACCCTCAGGATAATGCTTTACCTCTCTTACCGTAACAAATCTAACTTTATACATGGTGATACCTCCTCAATAAAAATAGACCCCGAAGGGTCTTGGTATGAGGGGATTTCGGCCTCCCCCCAATGGGGCCATAGTTTATGTTTATTAGATTTGCGGTGACTGCTTATCAGGCTCAAAGGTTTCTCCTTTGTTCATATGTTTTACAAACTAAGCAACCGTTACAGGTTCGCCTTTTTGAATAATCGAAGCACTTATCTTTTGACACTCTTTTAATTTTAGATAGCATTTCTTTGAACGTATTAAGATTCATCCTATCCAAACCCTCCTTACATTTTCTGGTAAAGCATCGTAATACTCCCCGTTCTCACATACGATGGTAATCACGTTGCGTGACTTGACTATCCTTTTGATAGTTCCACGCATTCCCCTGTATTCTGCGTGACGGACATTATCTGTTAATATAACCTGGTCCCCTTTATTCATTACCGTGACCCTCCTTCCTCCTTTAGCCTGTCTCATCAGAGCAGGGAGGCTATCCCCTACTGACGGGGCCTAAGCCCCGTTTCGATTTCAGTAAAGTCCTCTTTCTGTTAGCTCGTTTTTGATTGCGTCCATGTAATAAATAAGGTCAAGTGTTAATAACCTTGCTGGCAGGTCTGATAAAGTCTTGGCAATCTCAATCAAGTCCTCTGTTGGCTTTGTTTCCATATCCATCATGATTTCCTTTTCGCTTATCATTGTTTTTACCTCCTTATATGCCATCGGGATAGAGCCTGATATTATTCTGATGGTCCACCACTGCCAAGAACGGGAGTATTTCCGTAGCACCTACAGGGTTCTGGGCCAGATTAAGACCCATTTTCTTTTGCTCTCTGGCTTTTCGCCTTTCTCCAGCAGTTATTTTTTCGGCTTCTTTACGGGTGATGAATTTGGCGTGTCCGTTCCCTTTTTTACATTGGAATATCAGCACTGCGGCTTTGCATAACATATCCTTGGTGACACTACACACAAAGAACTCATTGGTAAAACCACGGGGATTAATGTAGATATAATGTTTCCTTTCCTTTGTCATAATTATACCTCCTTTGAGTTTAAACCTCAATTGTTTCTAACAACCCCAGATTATAACGGTGGTCGATAATCGCCAATCCTTCAGCGAGGGCATATTTGTTATATGCGGCATATTGCCATTCTCTTTGCCTTTCATAAGTGTTCATAACCAACGCATCCATGGCCTGGCTGTTACCTGGGAAGAACATGAAACGCTTGTCTTCAACTTCTGCTATTACAGGGCAATATCTCGGGTCCCTGTCAGCAATTATCTGCTCTGCCAGGTCCAAGTAGTTGTCTCTTGCCTCAGTGAGTATGTCCCAGTCGTATTGCACAAAGATAAAGTCATTACCGCCTTCTAAGATTTCGTGTGTAGCCTCACACCTGCGGATGCTTTCGAACTGCTTGGCGAACTCCTCAACCTCTTCTTTGTTGACGGTCAGGTCCTTCAAATCAATGTTAATAGCACCGCCTCCACTCATTCTCACACTGGCCTTAATACCTCTTTGCTTAAGTTCCTTCCTGATGGTCTTGGCCTTTTCCTTAAGTGTAGCTTTCATTGTTAAACCTCCTCCTCTGCTTTTTTGAGTGTATCATAACAGGAATTACACAAACCTTCTTCCCACTCCATCCACTCGGGAACCTGGGGAATCCATATTCCGCATACATGGCAATTCTTAATCATTGTTGCACCTCCAAGGTTAATTTGAACCCACCTTAATGGGCTCAAGCAAGCCTTGGAAGCTTGCCTTCGGGGTTGATGCTGAGGATTTCTCACATACTGTCTCCAATGGGGGCTCATATCATGGCACCCTCCTCCTTAAGGCCAGCAGGTGTAGGCTCTGCCCTCGGGAGGTATTGACAGGATGGACTCACACAGCACAGGCTCAGTTCGCCTTGTGCCCCTCGCTATTACATACCCACTCCGTTAAGCACCCTCGGACTTCCAGGTCTCTGTTCCGCATGTGTCTGCGGTGCCGCTCGGTGTCGGTATGCTGTTGTCGATGAACTATCTATATACTACTACAAGATGTTCGGAATGTCAACTATCTTGAGGAAAAAAAGAAGAAAAAGTTTGCTAAACCCCCATGAGAGCAATACAAAGAGAGGGGTAAAAAATACGTGTGCTTTGCAGAATAAGCTGTAAGAGGGAAACGGGCATAGACCCCGATGAGCACGGAGATGAGAGGTGATTTTAGATGGGTAAAGGGAAGGAAAAAAAAGTGGGGAAGGATGCGTTGAGTGCCCGCCAGGTCAAGTATGTCGAATTAATTGCCGACCCAACCAACTCTGGCAAGACTGCAGGGCAACTGGCAGAGGAGCTTAACGTCAATCGGAACACCATATATCGATGGAATGCGGACCCACGGGTGCAGAGGGCTATAGAGGTAGAGATACGCAAACACGCCTTTAAAATGCTCCCATACGCCTGGGAGTGCCTACGCCAACGCATGGCAAAGGATACACAGGCACTCAAGCTATACTATCAGCTACTGGGACAGCACAAGGAAGCCATGGAGGTGACGGGCAAAGACGGTGGACCAGTCCAGCTATCGGGGCTCAAGGACATGACAGACGAAGAGCTTGCCCAACTTTTGGATGAATAGCAGTAGCACGATTGCCCTGTATTCTCCCAGCAGAAAAAAAGTCCAACGCTGTGAGACAGCCTGGTATCGGTATCCGTGGAGTTCGGTTGACATAATGTTCATTATAGGACGTTGGAGGGGTGACCCCCCCCACGTGTGTCGTTAGGGGGTGTATGGAACCAAGATAACATCCATATATCTCCTCTCCGATTCCTTAACACCAAATTTGGGACTCCTCCTCCGCATAATGCCAGCAAAAATATTATATAAAACTCAAATTTTGGCCCATAGGAGGGACTTGAATGGAACTCTCTGACGTTATCAATTACCAAACTTATACTGTCGCTGAACTCGATAGAGCCAAACTTAAAGCAGGGTATGGGATTCTCGTGGAAAACACAGACAGGAAGGTTATAGGTGTCATCTCTCATGTATCTGACAGAGGTTTTGATATGGTTGGATACACCCTGGGGGCTCAATGGAGAAAGAACAAGAACGAGACAATTAGCATCTCCATAAAAGAACTGGAGGCAGGGGAGTGGGATATCAAAGAGATCTATAAACATGAGTAACATATTAAAGAAATCTATAAACATGAGTAACAACTGGAAATTTTGACCCCTATTTTAGCTTCCTCAGCCCGTGGAGGAATAGCAATAAATATCGATATAATCGACATGGGTATTTTTTCCAATTTTGGGAGGGATAAAGGTGAAAAAAGAGAGAGAGTTATTACACTCGATCACTAAAAACGACTTCACCATCCAGCCCTTTAAGGGTTCTGGCCCTGGTGGACAGCATCGTAACAAAAACGCCACCGCTATTAGGCTTATTCATAACGAATCTGGGGTTCAGGCAGAGAGCCAGAAGCATAAATCCCAGCGTCAAAACCGTAAAGAGGCTTTTAACAAGCTTATCAACAGCCCAGAATTCCGAAAATGGCACCGTATTAAGACTGCTGAGGCTTTATTCGGTAAAAATAACATGGATAGGCAACTCAACGAGTGGATGAGGCCAGAAAATTTTCAAATTGAATACTTATAAACGGAGAGCGGTAAGGGGGTGTATCCTTGCAGAATTTCAAAGAACCACCGCAGGTTAAGAGCTTTAAGGAGGGGATGAAGGGTTCCCAGACCCATGATATAGCCAATCTACTTTCCCAGGTTCAGCAGACGGCCCAGGATTTGGGTTTACAGCGAAGGCCACCGCCTATTGAGAGACCAAGTCTTCCAGAATACCAGGGTCCCTTCCAGGGTAACCTTTCCAGACCCACGCATCATAATATGCAAACGCCTCAGTCACCCGATATTTCCCATTTAGACCCACAGATCAAGGCTATGGACTATGTAACCTCCCCAGGCCAGATTACAAAGAACTTTAAGGCCGAGGAATTCGCCTCTAAAGGGGATGGTTCTATCAAGGTCTCCCCCGAGCTTGTCCACCGCCTTCAACAGTTAAGAGATTATCTGGGCGTTCCTATTAGGGTAACATCGGGATATAGAGACCCTGCTCACAATAAAAGGGTAGGTGGGGCTCCGTCATCGAGGCATATGTCAGGCGAGGCCGCAGATATTGTGGCTGACGGTGTGAGTTTGGCAGAACTGGCAGAGGCGGCGAAAAAATTCTTCGGTGACGGCGGTATAGGCAGTTCGTATAGTAGCCATGTTCATGTGGACGTTGGTCCAGCAAGGACTTGGTAAAGAAAGGTGGAGGGATAAATGAATTGCAATCTTTGCCAACACGGTTTTGTTTGTAAATATATACCAGAAGTGAAGAGGTTAAAAGCTAAAATAGAAACAGAGGTTGATGAATTAAACAGTAAACTACAAAATCTTCCTGTAGCTTTGGTCTATCGTTGTAAATATTTTGAAGAATAACCCTTAAAGGAGGGAAGGTTGATGGCTACGAGGGAGATTGTGGAAAAAATGAAAGAGTGCAGGGAAGAAATGGAAAAGGTCGAGGTCAAGGGGTATAAGGCAGAATATTACTACGGGCGATTACAAGATGCCTTAAAGCAAGCGGAAAGGGAAGCAATCGGACTCTGGAACCATATTAGAGAAAATTAATTTCTTCTCGAAGGTTAATTACATAGTTAACCTTCTGTGCCTTTCAGGAACGCCCGTTTTCCTCTGACGGGTATATTACCATTCGATAAATATCACACACCCCTTCAGGAAAGTCTGAGTAAAGCACACGAGGATTTTAAAATATAGGATATATTTAGAGAGGGGGGTTTCATGAACAATTGTTTTTATTATGACCGTCCTGGGGAATATTTTTCCCACCCGATGAATGATGTGAACAATAACTGCGGTAATTGCTCACACTACATTCATGCATTTGAAAAATGTGTTCACGAAGAAGAATTAAAAAAGCTTAAGGAGTGATCTTATGCCAGAATTACAACCACCCAGAGAAATGGGAGGACCGCCGCCAGGACCTCCACCAGGAGGGCCACCGCCTGAAAGACCTCCCGAAGGTGGAGAAGGTAGCGAAATGGACCGTCTTAAACTGGAAATTTCCGAGTTAAGACAGATTGTAGGAACTTTAATGGATGCGGTATTAGGTGGGGTAGAGGGACAGCAAGGTGGACAACCTCAAGGCCCACCACCAGGGCCTCCACCAGGGGGACCGTCCACAGCAGGAGGGACACCCCCACCAGGAGCACCGCCGCCACGTGGACCAATGCGATAATAAAAAAACTTATACCGTCCAACTCGGGCGGTATATTACTTAGGGAGGGGTAGTTTAACTGGGAAAACGGTGGACTCCAAATCCACAGAACAGGGTTCGACCCCTTGCCCCTCTGCCAAAAGGTGATGTTATGGAACGTGAAGACTTGGTAGCAAGAGCTACGGCTAAAATTATGAAACAATTCAAGGGTTGGAGCAATAACTGCCACAGATTTATAAAAGAGGCTGTTAAAATAGAGGACCGTGACTCCCCCGAGATATCTATACCTTTTAAAATGTGGAGCGGTCAGAAGGAAGCACTGGACAAGATATTGGAAAACAGGCTTACGGTTGTCCTGAAAGCCCGTCAGCTTGGTTTGACATGGCTTGTTTTATCTTATGCGGTATGGAGGATGCTGTTTCAGCAGGGTTATTCCGTGGTTGCTCTCTCCAAGAGGGAGGACCCTGACGCAAAAGAGCTTATCAGGCGTATAGTTTTCATTCTGCAGGGTTTACCCAAGTGGTTGATCAGGGAGAAGAAAATGGCCCCTAAAGATTGGGCAGGGTTGACATGGGAGGCTACGGTTCTTTCCGTGACTATCCACCATTATGAAGGTCAGCCTTCTACCTTTCAGTCCATGACCGCATCTCCCGATTCTGGTCGTTCCTTTACAGCAAACCTTGTCATACTTGATGAGTGGGCGTTCCAGATGTGGGCAAGCGAGATATGGACTGCGGCTTACCCTACAATTAACCGTCCCACAGGGGGACAGGTGATAGGGTTGTCCACCAACAGGCGTGGTTCGCTTTTTGAATTTATCTTCAGGGAGGCTATGCGTGAAGCAAACGGTTTCGCTTATATCTTTTTACCATGGTCTACCGACCCCAGAAGGGATGAGGAGTGGTATGAGGCCACTAAAAGAGCACTGGGCGAGGCTGTCCTCCAAGAATATCCTGCCACGGTAGAAGAAGCCTTTTCTGCAGGTGAGGGGACGGCATTCCCCGAGTTTTCGAGGGATGTTCATGTCATCGAATCTTTCGACCCTCCAGATTGGTGGTATAGATGGAGGGCAAACGACCCTGGCTATACAGATCCCTTTTGTTGGTATTGGTTTGCGGTAGACGGTGACGGCATAGTTTATGTTTACAGGGAGTTTACACGGGAGAGGTCAGAGAAAAGGCTCACATATTCTGCTCAGGCCAAACAAGTTACCGCTATGAGCAAAATGAAGGATCAAAACGGTAAGGAAGTTTCCGAGGATATAGCTTTCACGGTAACGGGAAGGGACGCTTACAACCGTCATCCCGAAACTGGTAAGGCTATTATAGATTATTACTATGAGGGCGGTGTTTCCAGGTGTATTCAGCCTCCCAAGGACAGGCGAACTGACAGGATACACCGTAAAGCTGTTATGCACGAGTATTTCGAGCCCATCTTGGACGAGAATACAGGACAGATGACCTCGAAGGTAAGGATTATGGACAACTGCACGAAGTTGATTGAAAGTATCCCCCTTTTAGTTGTCGATGATAACGACCCTGAGAAGGTTGCCGATTCCGATTATGACCATGCCTATGACGCTTTTGGTATGGGTCTTCAGGCGTGGCACTCCCGTGGTAGCAAGAAGAAGGAAGAGGAGCGTAAAGGTATTATAGCGGCTCACAAAGATAAGCTTGCACGAAGATCTGATACNAAAAAACTATTATAGGGGGTTTGGGAATGCGTAACAGGATGAGGCCAGATACNAAACTTTCAGGGCACAGGGTTCTCCAACCTCAAATGCCTAACCAATATACAGGGCCTTATGGTAGCCCTCCCAAGGATCATGCCCCTGCACCGTATTGGTATATGAAAAATAAAAAGGAAAACCCTATGGAACAAACGGCTTTGCTGAAGGCTTTCCAAAATGCAGGTAAACCAGTGCAGAGCAAGGTCAACCATCAGCGTAGGCCAGCAGACGCTATGAGGGGATATTAGGAGGAATAATAATGAAAGCTAAGATTTTTTCCAACAAAGGCATGAAGATATTCTGCGAGACGTTTAACTGCCGCAATCCTGCCGAATATTTCATAGGCAACCCCGAGGGGCCGCTTATGCTTCTGACAAATATTTGCGGTGACTGCAGGAGATCTATCATGGATGCGTTAATCGAAGAGGACCGACAGGGTTTGTTCGAGCGTATCAGTCGGCTGGAAGAGCAGGATGAAGAAAAAAGACTCAAGGAAACGCACGATGGTAGAGAGTTTCCCTGCCCCCACTGCGATGAGGTTTTCTACAGCCCTGCCAAGCTGGGAGGTCATGTCAAAAGCAAGCATAAAAAAACATTCGAAGTGGGGAGTGAGGCTTAATTGTTTGCCGAGATCCTTTGCTTTGTCTTATTAGTATTTATCATATCACAACAATACTGGTTTTCCCGTGAACTGAAGACCTTGCTAAATTTACTCTCAGCAAAGGATTGGGGTGAATTTAACAAGGGGGTTAGTAATAAGCCTCCCCCNAAGAGCAGGGGGACAATTGATTTCGAGAAAGGCCGTGGAGAAGGGGGTGATTAATTGCTGGGTTTAGGGAAAAAGACCGATAGGGAGAAAGCAGGTCTGGTATCTAATGCAGACCTTGTTTCTTATGTGGACGAAGAATATGAACGCAGACGCAAGGACCGCCAGCTTTACGAACTGCAGTGGCAGTTGAACGTGAATATGATCGAGGGGCACCAATACTGTGATATTGACCCACACAGGATGGTGGTCGAAGAAGTTGACAAAATGTATGCTTGGCAGGAGCGAGAGGTCTTTAACCAGATCGCCCCCGTGGTAGAAACACGTATTGCACGGCTGACTAACATGAAACCCATTCTCAAAGCCCGTGCCCCCACCAACTCTTCAAAAGATGCGAGGTCGGCAAGGGTAAGCTCCCAGTTGCTCCGCAATCTTTACTACGAACAGGGTATTAGCTCACAAATGGCAGAGGTTTTTTCGTGGTCCGAGACTACGGGAACCTGTTTTTTGAAGAGTATATGGAACCCTAATAAAGGTCCTATTGTCGGCAATATAACGGTTGAAACGGTTAATGAGAAAACCCAGGAACCAGAAGAGGAACACATCGAAATTCGTGAGGGTGGTTTAAGCACGGTAGTTGTTCCACCTTACGAGATTTTCCCCGATTCTAACTTCCGTAACGATGTCAAGGATTGTAAAAGCATTATACACGCAAGAGCCATCCATATAGATGAAATTAAAGAAATATGGGGGGTAAAGGTGGATGCGGAGCCAGCTACTTCTGTCAAACTGCAGAAGTCTTTAGCAGGTGCTGGATTTAGCGGAGGTTATAACAATCTGTTCACCTCCACACAACTACAGAATCATGCTATTGTCAAGGAATACTGGGAAATTCCTTCTAAAAAATTCCCAGAGGGTCGCCATATTATTGTGGCAAACGGCAAACTCCTGCACGAAGGCAAGATATACTGCCCCGTGGGTGACGAGAACGAACTTGTTATTCCTATAGAACGGGTAGTTTCCATCAAACGCCCTGGCGTATTTTGGGGCAGGTGCGTGGTTGACCGACTTATTCCTGTCCAGAGGCGGTATAACGCTTTAAGGAACCGTAAGGCAGAATTCTTAAACCGTGTAGCTATCGGACAGTATTTAGTGGAAGAAGGTTCCACGGATTTAGATGATTTACAGGAAAATGTAGGCCAGCCTGGGTATATGTTTGTTTACCAGAGGGGTTTTAACCCTCCACAGCAGGTGAGGAACCAACAGCTTCCCACTGCCTTTGACACGGAGGAGGCCGCCCTGTTACAGGAGATTAACGTCTTCTCGGGGACCTCGGATCTTTCCAAACAATCCAAGGCACCACCTGGGGTCAAATCTGGAGTGGCAATGAGTATTGCACTCGAGCAGGACGATACACGCTTATCGGCTACCGCTAAGAACGTAGAAAACTTTCTGGTTAATTGCGGTAAGATGTGGCTCAGGTTCCACCAGATTTTTGTCTCTGGAGTGAGAATCCTTAAAGCTATCGGTGAAGACAATGTGGTGGAATTCTTAGACTGGACTGGTTCTGATATAAGCTCGGATGATGTTTATGTGGAACCCTTTAGTGCCATGGCAGAATCGCCAGCACAGAGAAGGCAGATGGTTTTTGATCTGCTCTCTTCAGGTCTGTTCCATAACGAAGAGGGTATTATCGAACCAAGTATGAAGTCCAAGATATTCGAAATGATCGATCTTGGGAACTGGGAGTCGGCTGACAGCGAAGCACAGCTTCACATTGCCAAGGCAGAGCGTCAAAATATCATGCTCTCCAACTTCCAAGAAGCTCCCGTATTCCCGTATGACGATCATCTGCTTCATATAGAAAGGCATAACAAATTCCGCTTAACCGTAGAATATGAAGAAGCGATGATGGAAAATCCGATGCTGGAGGAATTCTTCCAACAGCACGTAGATCAGCACTTGGAGTTTTTAGCACCCCCACCTGGGGCACAACCTATAGAAGAAGAGCCGCCTCCTGAAGGCGGTCTTTCAATTTAAGGAGGAGTTTTAATGATAGCTGATAACCTGCAAAGGCCAGCGATGAATTTACAATTATTTGGGGAGGAGCCCGAATCAACCGAGGCTCCTGTGGAACAACCTGTAGAACCTGAACCCCAACAGGCACAGGAAACGGAGGAGCCGACTTATGATAGCTTGCAGGACTTTCTGCAAACTTATCAGTCGGAAGAGGAAGTTCCCACCGAGTCTACGGGGGAAGAGCCTGTGCAAGAAGAGGCACCCGTAGAACAAAAAACGGTAGAGGAACAAAAGATCCTGGGCAAGTTTGATACCCAGGAAGATTTAATCGAGGCTTACCAACAAGCCGAAAAAAGGATCTCTGAGTATGGGCAGGACGGTGCCAGAGCAAGGCAAGAGTTGGAACAATTGCGAGGACAGGTTTCGCAACTCCAGCAATTCCTGTATCAGCAACGTCAACCCCAGCAACCGCAACCTACGGCTGAAGAGATTGAGGCGAAAAAGCAGGAGTGGTTGGACAGGTTTTACGAGAACCCCCAGCAAGCTCTGGATGAAGAAATTAACAGAAGGGTTCGCCAGCATGTAGAGCCTATCCAGCGAGAACGCCAGATTGAACAAAGCACTAAACGCTTCCAACAGCAGGTGGAAGAGGCCAAGCAAAGGTATCCCGATTTTGATGATCTCCAGCCCCAGATGCAGGAGATTATTAACGAGCAGGGGCAATACCTTGCCGCCTTGCCTAATGCTGTGGAGGTTGTTTACGGTATGGCGAAGGCTCGCAACCCTCAACAGCAAACGTCTCAACCTCAAAACACCGAGGATATCCTTCAGAACAATGAGGTGCGGCAGAGAATCCTCCAAGATCCCTCTATCAAGCAGGAGATTTTGAAACAGTATGCCCAGGAGGTTAAGCAAAAACAGCCACCCCCAGTATTGGGTGACCAACACGGTGAGCCAGTTGCTTCTCCTCCCGAGGAAATCAAATCAACTAAGGACGCTAAAAAAGCGACCATGAACTTTTTCCAACGTATGGCTGGAGGAGGTTCGAAATAAGGAGGAATAGCAAATGTCTTATACAGGACTGAATATGTCTGCTATCGAAGAAGCTCTGAAGATTTACTACCTTCCTGGTCTTCGGTATCAGTTGAACGACAAGGCCAGTGCACTGCTGGCACAGATCGAAAAGAACAGCGAGAACGTAGTAGGTAAGGAAATCAGGATGGCCCTGAGATACGGTAGGGTCGGGGGTATCGGTAACCGTAGTGATGACGGGACCCTCCCCACACCGCAAGCTCGCCAGACCAAGCAAGCTGTTTGGAATACCAAGAACATCTTTGCTCGGTTCAGGTTAACGGATAAAACCATCGAAGCATCCAAGAACAACGTGGGTGCTTTCGCCAATATGTTGGAGCAGGAAATTTCCGACTGCGAAACTGACGCAAGACTGGATCTTTCCCGTCAGGTAATCGGTGAGGGTGATGGTGTAATAGCAACCGTTTCCTCTCAGGAAGCTTACTCGGACAACGTATTGACGGTTAATGTTGATACGACTATGTATCTGGCTGAAGGGATGCTCGTGGATATTAAAGAGTCGGACGGCACCCAACGCAGTGAGCACGTGGAAGAAAAGAAAATACTTTCCATCGAGTCTGACACCCAGTTCAAGATGGAAGCAGGTGGAGATCCCTCCACTGTTGACACCGATGTCGTAACCATTGCTGGGAACGCCTACAATGATTCTGGGTTGAAGAGTTACGAGTTAACTGGTGTTCAGGCAGTTGTAGCAACTGGTGGAACCCTTTACGGTATTGACCGCACGGATAACCTCTGGCTGAACGGTATCGTGGATAACGTAAACGGTCAGATCTCCGAGGTCGGCATCCAGAAGAACATTGACGATGTAGAAGTAGGTTCGGGCTCCGAGACTAACTTCCTACTCGGTTCCAAGGGTGTAGGAAGGGCTTACCAGAATCTCCAGACCGCTATGAAACAGCACGTGAATACTCTCGAGCTTAAGGGCGGCTGGACAGCGATGAGTTATACTGGTGGTCAGAAAGAGATTGCTCTGGTAACCGATAAGTATGTGCCTGAGGGCAAGCTCTTCGGACTGGACNTGAACGACTGGATGATGGCACAGATGGCTGACTGGAACTGGCTCGACAGAGACGGAGGTATGCTCTCTCGTGTAGCTGACAGGGCCGCATGGGAAGCTTCCCTCGTGAAGTACTGCGATATCGCTTGCCAGCGTCCTCGTGGACAGTTCGTAATGGAAAATATTACCGAGCTTTAGTCAATAAAGTAGTTATTGTAGACGGGGCGGCTCTATGGGTCGCCCCTTTTGCAATATTTCGTTTTAATTGGAGGTGAGACGATGTCTGTTACTATCGGGCAACTTGAAAGATATAAAGGGAAAAACTTTTTTATCAACATATTACCCGTAACCTTTGAAAATGATTTTATCTACAAAGAAGACTGGAAACAACTGTCAGGCAATGTCACTATCGAAAATGAGTCAAAAACCGTTAACGGTGCCGATACCAAGTTCACAGAAGAACTAACGATCGGGGATACCATTAAAATTGACGGTGCAGATTTCGGTGAAGGTGAAGATGAAACAAAGGTCACGGCGATTGAGAATGACACCGAGTTAACAGTGGAGGACGAATCTATTGCTTCTACTGGCGGTGCTTCCGAAGCTGATGCTTTTAAGGTGTGCCCTGAGGCTGAAAAATTTATCCCTGTGGATATTAAAAAGGATATAGGGATGCAGGTTGTTTTCAGTATTACGGGAACTAACGAGGATGGCTTTTATTTTCTTTACGACAAAGAAAACGGTGTTATCCGTGCCTTTCAAGAAGGCGGTGTCGAGGTTGAAGCTTTAGACCCCGATGAGAATGATAACGGTGAACANTTAAAGGACACCGAAGCCATTATCGTGGCGATGGGGAGGTAGTAAANTATGGCGGCAACCAATTTCGATATCAAAGAAGTGCAACGATATAAAATCGGNAACGCTTTTGTAAACCTTGTTATTATTGANTTCGCAAATGACTTCNCATACGCTACTGGGGGTATCGAGGTGGAGCCCAAACAAATGGGCGTTACCGTAGTTAAAAACCTGAGCGGTGTTGCCTCAAGCGGTCATTATGCCAAGTATGACAAGGATAACGAAAAGATAGTATTTTTCGTGGACG